TTCTTTGCAGATGCCGTGTCGGTTTTACCCATGCTTGACTGCTGGGTTGTCGTATTATCTAGCTCTTAAAAAAGCTCCTGAAAAAGTTCAGATGCTCAAGCAACTGTACGAAGAAGAGTTTACCAGAGCCTTGAGCCAAGATGAGGAGCGAGCAAGTTTCAGGGTCGCGCCAGATCTTAGAAGCTATAACATCGCATAGTCATGGCTTTTGCATCCAACAAACGAGCTTGGGGAATCTGTGATATAACAGGCTTTCGCTATCGCTTGCGCGATATGAAAAAAACTTGGGACGGTTACTTGGTTGGCCCTGATCAGTGGTCACCAAAACATCCTCAGTTAATGAGAAAGCCTACGCCTCTTGATCCGCAGGCGCTTAAAGATCCTCGCCCTGCGGAGACAAGCGACAACAATTTCTTTACCGTCTACACCAATGTCGGAGATGGTATCCTTGGCACACAATTGCAAACTTTTGCAATATCCTGTAGTGTTGGCAACGTGGAGGTAACCACATCATGAGTTTCACTTTGGCAACTTTGAAGTCTGCGGTTCAGGATTATTTGCAAGTCGATGAAACGACTTTTAATAATAACTTGGACACTTTTATACAGGAGTCGGAGACAAGGATTTTTAAGCTGGTTCAGTTGTCTGAGCAGCGTAAAAATGTGACCGCGACAACCTCGCAAAACAATCGGTTTTTAGCGACACCTACTGATTTTTATGCGCCGTTTTCGTTGGCGATTATTGACAATGGAACGTACTATTATTTGCTGCTAAAGCATCCTTCATTCCTGAAGCAATATGACCCAGCATCTTCTAGCAGAGGTCGCCCAAAGTATTATAGTAATTTTGATGACGCAGCATTTGAGCTGTCGCCGGTTCCTGATGCAGATTACAGCGTAGAGCTGCATTATCTGTACGAGCCTGCCTCACTCACTTCTGGCGCAGAGAGCGGAACCACGCTGCTCAGCACAGACTATCCAGATGCTTTGCTTTATGGCACGTTAGCCGAAGCCGCTGTCTTCTTAAAAGAAACTCCCGATGTGATTGCCAATATGGAACAGCGTTTCATGGCAGCAATTGGTCGGATGAAAAACCTGTCCGAAGGTCGTGATACGCGAGACGAATATCGTTATGACCTATTACGGACAGGGGTGAGTTGATGGAGAAGATTGAAAGTCTTGAAGGGAAAAAGATCGCATTAATCGGTTTGGGCGCAAGCCAGATTGACTATGTAATCGGCATGGAAAATAGCAAGCAATGGGATGAGGTCTGGGTTATCAACAGCGCTTTATCGGTTTTTGCTTGTGATCGAGTTTTCATGATGGACCCGGCAAGCCGGTATTTAGATACCGAAGACGCTGGAAACCAGACAGACGTTATGCGAAGGTTGCTGCCAACCTTTGATAAGCCAATCTATTCTTGCCAGCTTGACGAAAGAGTTCCTGCTCTGGTTGAGTTTCCCCTCGCTGAGGTCATGACAGACGCCAAGTGTGCTTACTTTAATACTACCGTTGCATACGCAATGGGCTTTGCCTTCTGGAACAAAGTCGGTCATATAGACTTATTTGGTTTGGATTTTAGCTACGCGCACAACATTCATTTTGCCGAAGCTGGTCGAGCTTGTGTTGAGTTTTGGATTTCTAAATGCCTTGAAAACGGCATTGGCATTGGCGCATCACCCAGATCTTCACTGCTTGATAGCAATGTCGGTGTGACTGAGCGGCTGTATGGTTATCATCGTCTGGACGATCCATTGGTTGCAATGCCGCAAGATGGCGAATGGCATGTGTTTCCACGGTCCATGATGAGCGAGATGATCAAAAAACATAAGCTCGAAACAATTGATCTTCCCAAAGCGCCGGAGCCATACAAGGGATGATGAAAGACGACATAGGCTTTAAGCTAGGCAATGTCATGGTTTCTACAACCCATAACAAAGGTCATGACCCTGAGTTTTGGGCAGAGCAAGTGACAGACAAAATTGTGGGTATAAGTGCGACGGCAGCGCCTCATATTCGGCAGCAAGCGGAGGCTTTCAGAAGCCACGTTTATCAAGTAATATTGCAAGGGATGAATAACTCAATAAGATCGGACCGAGTGACCCTTTCAAACAAGCTGCGCCAGCAAGGTCACAAGGACATGGCGAACATTATCAAGGAGCTGTGACATGGCCATCACATCTGCAATTTGTACCTCTTTCAAGCAACAATTGCTTGTTGGAACACACAATTTTACCAACGGTGCTGACTCATTTAAGTTGGCTCTTTACACTTCCAGCGCGACTCTGGGTGCGGGGACTACGGTTTACGTTACTACTGGGGAAGCGTCTGGGACGAATTACACCGCTGGCGGATCTGCGTTAACAAACGTAACGCCTTTCGCTACAGGCACTACAGCGGTTTGTGATTTTAACGATTTAACATTCAGCACGGCAACCATTACGGCTCGCGGATGCCTAATCTACAATGACACGGAAGCCGATAAAGCTGTTGCGGCCATCGACTTTGGTGGTGATAAAACCAGCACCGCAGGCGACTTTACGGTCGTTTTCCCGGCTCCTACGGCGACCGGCGCTATTATTCGATTGGCGTAGTGGCCGATGCCGCTTCAACAGTTAGATTTTCAGCCGGGTATCAATAAGGAGGCTACCGACTACTCCGCTAAAGGTGGTTGGGTCGATGGCAACTTGATACGGTTCCGCAAAGGTCGCGTTGAAAAAATCGGCGGCTGGCTTCAGCTCGGATCTCAATATTTTCTTGGGATTGGTCGAGCATTGCATTCTTGGATATCTTTGGCTGGGACTCGATTCCTTGGTGTTGGTTCTACTTGGAAATACTACATCGAAGAGGGTGATAGTTATTTCGATGTTACACCTATAAGGACAACCACCAGCGCTGGAGATGTCACATTTAGCGCAACTGACGGTTCGTCAACGATCACGGTTACTGACGCAAACCACGGTGCGGTTAATAACGATTTTGTAACATTTTCTGGAGCGGTGTCTTTGGGCGGCAACATTGTTGCCTCTGCCCTTGATCAAGAATATCAAATATCGCTTGTAACAGGCGTGAATACTTATGAGATTACTGCAAAAGATACTTCAGGCGCTACGCTTGTTGCGAATGCGTCTGACACCGGCAATGGTGGATCGAGCGTTGTCGGTGCTTATCAAATTAATGTTGGTCTCGATACTTACGTTAGCAGTTCTGGCTGGGGCGTCGGTACTTGGGGCGCTGGCGGTTTTGGATCTGCCAGCGCTATCTCGGCTGTAAACCAGTTACGGCTTTGGACGCATGATAATTTTGGCGAAAACTTAATCATAAATCCCCGTGGCGCTGGTATTTACGAGTGGATTGAGAATGACGGCGTAGCAACGAGAGCCGTCGAGCTTAGCGGAAGAGCAGGCGCTAATTTAGTACCTACTGTTGGTTTGCAAGTTATTACAAGTGAAACTGACAGGCATCTGGTAATTTTAGGGGCCGATCCTATTAATACAGCGGGTAACGCCCGGACAAATGTTATCGACCCAATGCTAGTTGCTTTCTCTTCCGCAGAAGACGAGCTTGAGTTTGAACCTACCGCAACCAACAGCGCGGGTGACGTTAGACTTTCCTCTGGTTCATTTATTGTAGGCGGCTTAAAGTCTCGGCAAGAAATCTTGATTTGGACAGATACATCGCTTTACTCAATGAACTTTATCGGACCACCGCTAACTTTTGCTGTTAACTTGGTCAACGAAGGTGCTGGCCTGCTTTCGCCCAAGTCTGCCGCAAACTCTCCAAGTGGCGTGTTTTTTGCTTCTAAAACCGGATTTAACTTTTACAACGGTTCAGTGCAGCGCTTGCCTTGTACTGTACAAGAATATGTATTTAACGACATCGATCTTGGGCAAGCGTTCAAATGCTTCATGAGCGTGAATAGTCGATACAACGAGATGTGGTTCTTTTACCCAAGCTTAGAGGATGGAACCGGAGAGATCAGTCGGTATGTTACTTACAACTACCAAGAGCAAACTTGGGCGAACGGTTCTTTGGCTCGATTTGCTTGGCTCGATGCCGGTATTGGAGATTTGCCAATAGCGGCCGCAAAAGTTAGCGGCAACAATCTTTTGTATAATCATGAAACCGGTTATGACGATAACCTAGACCCTATGACAAATGTTTACATCGAGTCTGCGGACATTGATATTTCCGCTGGCGAAAACTTTGCTTTCATGAAAAAGATCATTCCCGATATGGCTTTTGTCACTGACGCTGCGGTCAGCAACGACCCTTGCATGAACATTGTGGTTAAACGTAGAGATTATCCCGGTCAATCTTTAACAACCGATTCAACGACTAAGGTTACCCCTACAAGCACATTCAGCAATGTGCGTACAAGAGGCAGACAAGTGGTTTTCCGGTTTGAATCTGACGATGACGCATCAGATTTGAACCAAAAAGGTTATAAGTGGCGACTTGGCGCTACCCGTGTCGAGTTGCAACCGAGCGGTAGAAGATGAGCAAGCTTCTGGAGACGAGGTTACCCCTCGAACTCAAGGAATTTGTTACTCAAGACACCTACAATCGCCTTGTAAGGATTCTTGAGATAAACTTAGGTGCAGTGGATATTACGATATCTCCGCATTTTAATAATGAGCAAATTGCTCAGTTACAATTTGCAACCGGTGCGATAATATTTAATTCGTCCGAATCAATTCATCAAGCGTTTGATGGTAATCAGCTCAGGAATCTGTATGAACATCAAACCTACCCAACCGGCGTTCAAATGACGAGCGCGTTGGGCAACGTAACGGTGAGTACGCCATGAGTCCAGAACTACAACAAAGAATTCAAAACCTTCTCGGTGACGATAATGATCCGTCTCTCATGACCACTGAAATGCCGGGTGAATCTCAGATGGGCGAGTATTCATCGGTTTCTGTTCTGCCCAAAGGCGAAGGTCTGGTTGAAGGCAAAGACTATTTCAAGATCGGTGGCCAGTTCTTTTGGCCTTGGGAGCTTGAGGGCGCGATGGGAGATATGAGCGATGGCCAATCTATTGGCCGATTTATCGAATCATTGCCAAGCAAACCGACACTAAAACAACTGTCTTCGTTAAGGGATTTTGCAAACCCACCGTCTTCGACAAGAGAAGTTTCTAACTTGATGGGTGCAACACTTTCACCTATGAACAGTGGGCAATTCTCTGACAGAGAGATGGCTTTGTACAAAAAGTCTTTAGGCATGGCCGAAGGCGGCGAAGTAAGCCAAGAAGAAATGCTTATGCAAGCGATGGAGGGTCAGGCTGAGGCTGAAGCTAACCCTGATGACGCACTAAGGTCTACCATTGAAGAGTTGATGGCACAAGCCTCTCAAGCAGAAGATCCTGCTGAGCGCGACAAATACTTGCATCTTGCAGAAGCGGCAGAGGTTGGTTCTCAAGCTCCTATGGCTGAAATGGCAATTCAATTAGCGCAGGCTGGCCGAGGCGAAGACACGGCGCTCGCTCACGTTAGGCCCGGCGAAGTTATTATTCCGCCCGAAGCTTTTGAAGATCCAGAGTTTGAAAGTTTAATT